TTTTTAATATAAACCTAATTTTTAAAAAAAATATTACAAAAATTTTATTAATCCATTTGCGCACCGCTCTATTGAATTAGCGCGCTCCTGAAGGCTTTTAATTTGTTCGGCAATAGTTTCTTTGCAATCGGTTGTAAAATACCCCTGTGACGTCGCTATTAATGGTAATAAGCCATTTGAACGAATATAATTAACCAACTTTCGTAATCGTGGCCCGGTTAACTTCATTTTGTAACCTCGATTTTTAAGATATTCGTTCATCCTAAACACTATTAATTCCGATTTTATAGGGTTGTTTTTTTTGTACGCTCTGAATCCATGAATTACAATCGGTAAAATTTCTAATTCTTGATCCGTTAATTCGCTCGTAAAATCTTCAAAATTTGTTATCATAACTTTCCGTTGTCTGAGAATGAATAATATGAATCCGCTGTTAAAATAATGTGATCCAAAACAGGCGAATCGATTAAATTACAAAGTTCTTTGATTTCGCGCGTTATTTTTAAATCCGCTTCGCTTGGATTAGTGTTCCCGCTTGGATGGTTGTGCGCTAAAATTACGCCACTTGCAAGGCTTTCAACTACGTACTTCAAAAGTATTTTTTTATCGACAACAGTTCCAACAATTCCACCTTGTGAAATTTTCGCATAACCGATTGTTTCATTTGCCCTATTCAATAACAGGATAAAAAAACTTTCAAAGATTTCTAAATCGTCGCTGTAAAATTGGCGGATGTATTGTTCCGCTATTTCTGATCCTGTTATTTTTACTTTGTTAAATTCAGAATCGGTTGCTTTTAAATCAAATTTTTTTGCTTTCATTTTGCTTTGTTTTTAATTTTTAAAAAATGCTTGTCTTTCCAAGCTGTCAACGCCGTACGAATACTGTGCGATTTTTATTTTTAATTAATTACCCTCTGACTCCTCCATTATAACATCTTTTAACCTTATAATAACATGATCCAATTTCTGACTGTCTTTTTTTTGCCTCTAAACAAGCCTCTTTAATATTACTTGCAATAATATAAATCTTTGTAGGCCTTCCCATACTGTCTACAACGTTATAATAATTTGATTGTTCTGTTGCTTTCATTTTGCTTTGTTTTTAATTTTCATCAAATGTAATATAAATTTTTTATATAAAACAAATTTATTTTAAATTATTTTCCAAATTTTTTATTTTGGCCTTATAAACCGTGATCAAATCTTTCAACTCATCGATTGAAAATTTACGCGTTTTCTTGGATTCCGCTTCAAGAATAAGAAATTTGGAAACACCGATTTTATTAATTAGGTTGGTTCTGTATTCGATCAAATTACCGTGCAAATGTGTATTGCAGTATTCGCATTGTAAATGTACATTAAACTCATTAAATCGAACGTTCCAATGGTTATTTGCGTTGTAAAAATGTCCCGCGTTTTCTTTTAATGGTTTTTTATTGCATGAAATACAGTTTTGACCTGCATCGCGTAACCGGATAAATTTATTAAAAACCTGCTGCGCTAATTTTACATAATCCTGTATTGTCATTAAATCCGCTTTCAACTTGGCTTTTTTCTTTTGCCATGCTTTTTCTTTTGTTTCTTGGATCCAAGCCGTTACACAATCCGGCTCAAAACAATTTTTTTGCAGGAAGGCAACCGGCTCAAAGGTTGATTTGCAATACTTACATTTTCTCGCTTTCATAGTTGATCCATTAAATTTTCAACGTGTTTTTTTAGGCTTTTATTTTCCTGTTTTAACTTCATGTTTTCCAATTCTAATTGGTATATTCTCGATCCGTTAACCGTGTTTTGGCGCTCGCAGTGATCAAAGTATTGAATTGAATCTGCAACTTCGGACAAACTTTCGCGCATCGGTTCTAAAATATCGGATCGCTCCGGGTGTTTTGTTTCAATTTCTTCAATCGAATTTTTTAGCCTGTAATAAAGTACGTTTAAACCGGCTTTTCGTTTTATCATTTCTAACATATTTCTTTTTTAAAATGGTGGTTCGTTTTCATTTGCTAATCTTATTTTTTCACTTGTCGAAATTAATTCAGGCACGTTTTCAAATCTTATTTTAGTCGGAAATTGATTTGCTTTTTTTGGCCTAAAATCCTTCAAAGGATCAATTTCGTTAACTGTAAATCCTAATCCGAAATTGAAATTACATAAAACCGGTGAATCCAACGCCGTTAATTCTCCGCCCGTGTCCTTATCTTTAATTTTTTCAACGTTTATCATGGTTAAAAATTTCATGGTTTCATGTTTAATTAATCGGTGAATCACAAACATATCATCGCATCGATTTAAAAACGCTTTACCGCCCTCAATATGATCCTTTAACGGTGGTTTTAAATGGCCTTTAAAAATGTGTCCATCCGGATATAAATTGCCGCTGCGGCCGCTTTCACTATTTGGATGCGTATTGATATAAATTGTTTTTCCTGTTTGATTTACAAATTGACGCGCCAAATTTAAAAATCTGTAATTGCCTTCGTAACTCATTTCGCGATCCAACCCCGTGAACGGATCGATTAAACAAGCGTTGGCGTCGCTTTCCTCAAAGATTTTTAATAACTCTTCCGGCTTGTAAAGTTTATCGTTATTCACGAATTCAAAAAATTGTTCAATGTACGTTGAATAGCTTATAATTTCTTTTTCGCTCAATTCCATGAAGTTTTGTCCGCTGTAAATTTGAATCATGTCGCGTAAAATTTGCCCCTGTTGGTTTTCGCCGCTCCATAAAATGAATTTAAGATTATGTTTGATTGCCAACGTTAAAAAATACCAATTAATAAAATAAGTTTTTCCAACGTTGTCGTGGCCTAAAATTATATTTAGTTGTTTAGGCTTGAATCGTAAATAATTATCCAAGTTGCAACCTATTTCCAGGCCTTGTTTTATTTTACCGTTTCGATAATCGAGTAAGTAATTAATTGATTTTCCCGCTGAATTTTGCATTGTGTTCGAATAAGTGTTTAGCGAGTGCATCCATTTCCGGTTGTGAATTCTGTTTGTATTGATTTGGGTTTTTATTAAACCAAACATTCAACCGTTGTTTTAATCCGAAGGTGTTTTGTTTTTCAAACCGCATCTTTTTATCATTCAATCCGTGTTCCGTCCAATAGTTATAAAAATCTCGAATCATTTCTTTTGGGAACTCATCGACAAAAACAGTTAGCGCGGCGTAAAAATCTTTTTTACGCTCTTCTATATTCTTTTTATTATTATTTACATTATTATTTACATTTACATTTACATTAGCTTTAACTTCGCTTTTATTTTGCTTCGGTTTTGCTTCTGTTTTGCTTTCAACTTGCTTTGTTTTTGGTTTCAATCCGTTGTTAAATCGCTTCAAATTTGCATCCAACTGCGGCCGGATCAAAGTGAATAACGCGCGCGCAATTTCATTTGTAAAAATTGGCTCCTGAAAATCTAATCCATAACTAAAAATCGCGTCGTAAACTTCGGCTTTTATAACCGCATCCAAGCCGTTTAAACTTTCGTAAAAACTCCTGTAAAAAATCATTGAATCCCGTTTCATAAATCTAAAAATTTAAGCATTAAAAAAGCCTCTTAAAATCCTGCGCGTCTGACTTCGCATTCATTTAAAAGGCTAATAACTTCTTTTCGGTTATATGGTGTCAGACGTAACCGTGAACAAATATACAAATTTTTTCTAATCAAATTCGTTATTGATCCAATTTTTTATAATTTTTCTTTTCCATTTTTGGAATATTCGATTATTTCTAACCGTTAACCGGCTGCAATGGAACCGCGTTAAATTCCTTCTTACTTTCATTCTTTTTGCTTTCATATAAACCCGCCTTTGATTATTTGATTCCTAACTAAAAAATTGTGCCTCAACGAATGCGACATTTTTTTTTTGAATTGATTGTATTCCCAAACCGATCCGAAGCCCTGAAAATTTATTAACTTCATTTCCTGGCGCATATCTAAAAAATAATTTATTTCTTTACCGTCCATTTCTTGGCTCCTGATAAATCGATCGTGATATAAAATTGAGTAAACGGTTCCTGTTATTTCTTTTGAAATAATTACCGCGAACGGTGTTTTTCTACGGTGTAATTCAGCTATTAAACAGGACATAACCAAGTGAAACAACCGATAAAACCGCCGTAAATAACCAACCGTAAAAAATTACTTTATTGTGCATATTGCAAAGATTAAAT